GTTGCCATAGTTTTATGCGTTGGCCAACGTCAAAGTCCAGTCTATCGTTAGCTTTTGTACGTTAGTTTTGGTTACGTCTATATTTACGTGGCTAATTAAAATTCCAGTATCTGCTCCTGCTGCACCATCGCTGAATATCCCTGCCTCCTTAAACGTTCCGGTTACTTCTGTTTGATTAAAAAATGCGGTCATGTATGCAACGTTTGCCGAGTTCGCCATTGAGGCTATTGCGTTTCTGTATGTTTCAGTTCCTAATGTCGTATCTCCTATTACTACGGCTGTGACGTCTGTTCCTAAGGCGGCATGGCTTACTAGCATATCATTATCCGGTGTTGGATCCGTTAGGTTGTTTGTGATCAATGTAAAAGCGACAGTCGTGATGATGTTATGATAATATTTCACGATCTTCTTTCCTGTTTTGACGTCCTCGAGTGTGAATCTATATATTCCAATAGCTCCGGCCTTTTCGCCGACTTGTTTTTTTATTTGTTTTATTTTGTTTAGAAATTCTTTATCTATCATAATTTTATTATAGCATGAATCAAGCTAATGGCGAACCCTCTATAATGAATACTCGCTTTACTCCAACTGGTAATTGAGGGCCAAGCACAAATTCTATTGCGTAATCTAATGCCTGCACGGTTACCGATTCGTCTATCTCTGCTTCTTCTGTTTGCGGATAGTCGTCTGTGTTTATTTCTACATCCTCATCTATTTCAACGTCTTCCATCGGGAACACTGTCTTCTCAAGAACGACATCTCCTTTTTCCTCTATTAATCTGTCGCCTGCTTTTAATAATCCTATTAAGAAATCAATAATCCCAACTGTTCTTAACGTAGCTAATTTTACTTTGTATATAAAAGTTTCCCTGGTGATCATCTGAAACGCAACGCTTTGAATTAGGAATTCTTCATTGACATTAAGTAATGTTGAATTAACATTTATGATCATTCCGCTTCTTAGTCCTGATTCGTATGTATCAAATCCTCCCTCGATTATTCCATTTTGATATGCTTCTATTTCTGCTTGCGCATAACTGACTGCCTCCTCTCGAGCTTTAATTGTTTTGTCTGTCTTGGCAAATTCAAATACTCCATATTGTAAAATTGAAGCAGGGTCTTCTACTTGAACGACTAAATTATAGAGTGGTACTCCAACTACTTCTATGTTGTCTGCTCCGATGGCCGGTACGGTGCCTACCTTAAATCTTATATATTTTTGGTTGTAATCCCAGAAACAATCGAAGCTTGCCTCGTCATCAATAAAATCCACGCCAACTGTTTTAGCTACCGATCCTACTTCAACGACTGGCAATGAACTAAACTTGTTTGCTGTTCTGAATAATAGTTTTGCGCCATCTCCATCAAAAAATTCACTTCTTGATGTTCCCTCTATCTCTCCTCCTTTTATAAAAACTCTATTTCTTATTTGTGATAAATCATTATTTATTGAAAGCGTTTCTGGTATATGATTGCCATCGCCATCTGTTATATTAAAAGCCGCAGGATTTTTATTCCTTTCAAAAAAATGAATGTCCTTATCGTAGTCCACATACCAACTATATCCTACTAAGTCAGCCAGTTTTTGAATGGCGTCTGTTACGGTTATTCTATCGAATGTTATTTTCGTAATTGTTAATGCGCAATCTACGTTCGTATCTGTGAATGTTCCATCTGTAAAATTTGTTAAAATGTCATCTATAATAAAATTAACGGTCTTGTCGTCGTATCCCTCGATCACAAGTTGTCTATCTAAATCATATGAATAATCTTTTGCTCTTACGTGGTATTTTACTCTGTTGTCTGATTTGATTATTTTTTGTACGCTATGAATTACTCCTGCAAATATTTTCGTTGCTCCATCGAGCATTTCAACATCGCTATTTGGCTCTGGCCTGAATGTTTGGCCTGCATGATAAATTATATCAAAATCTAAAGTATCAGTTTTTTGATTTATAACATCTGCTTTTTTAACCGAGCCAAATTCTACTATGCTCGATTTATCTACGGTATCAATTTTTATTGTGATCATAGCTTTACTGTATTCTTTAGGCTTTGCATAATGCTATTCCCAATTCTTTCAGCTATTCCCTCCTCTCCCAGAAACTCGTTGCCGGTTATGTTAATCGTTATACCTCCTCCTGATCCTCCTCCAATCTTTCCGTATTGTCCTGGTGTGAATAATTCGGGCCCACGCTCTCCTACGAGGTATGATCCTCCTGCAGTTACGGGTCCTCCATGTTGTCTTGGTGTTACAAAATCCCATACCTTTGACACGACTCCTCCTGCGGCCTTAACCGCTCCCGTGACTGCTCCTACTCCAGGTATGCTAGCAACTGCACTGATTGCTCTTTTAACTGAGTCTATCACTGCTTGCACCTTGTCATCTATCCATGAAACGAATGCACCAAATTTATCTTTGATCCAGTCTACTACTGCTCCGATTGATTCTTTGAAAATTGCAAATGCCCATTTCATATTATCAACATGCTGATCCCATTTTAATGCGATGTAGGCAATTGTTGCTCCGAGTAATACTAATGTTGTTATTACTAAAAGTATCGGTGATGTTATAGCTCCAAATAATATAATGATTCCAGGTAGTAATAATCCGAGTGTTCCAATGATAGCTACTAATCCTGCAACTGCTCCAACTATTATTATTATAGCTAGTGTTAGTTTTGGATTCTCTTCGATCCATTCTTTAACAGTTTCTACTATCGGTAATACTTTAGCTAATAATTTATCCAACATCGGTAAAAATATTAATCCTATCTTTACTGATGTGTCTGCGATTGAAGCGGTTAACTGTTGCATCTTTTCCTTATTCGTCAATACCAAATCTCCTGTTTCTGCTAATTCTTTTTTACCAGAAACCATAACAGCATTAAATATTGCATTCTTCTTTTCTGCATCTGTTAGTTCTTCTGTCGTCTTTCCTAATTGCTCAGCGTATATTCTTTGTGCTTCTGCTATTTTGATTGTTATTCCTAAGTTATCAAGAATCAAAGGAGATCCTCTACCTATTCCAGTCACGATATCATTAAATGCTTGTGTAGTATCTAATCCCAATGCTCTTCCTTTTAATCTAGCGATCTCCATTAAGGTTGTTATGTCCTCCATGTTCTCGCCTACTCCAAGTGCCATCGCCTTGTTAGATGAAAGCATTAAATTAAAAACGCTCACTGTATCTGCTGACGAATCTTGTAATCCCTTAACTAATTCATCGCCATCCATTCCCATCTTCTTTGTCATTCTGGCGAAGCTCTCTTCGATCTGTTCAAATTCTAAAGCACTAGTTACAGTCTTTTTAATTCCAACACCTATCGCGGCAGTTGCGGCGACTCCTGCTATTGCCATCTTCTTAAATGCAGGCTGTAATTTTTCCAGTTTCTTTTGGACAGTATCCAAGCTTTTATTTACCGAGTTCATTGCTGACTTGGTTTTATTCTCGGCGTCTACTATAAGTTGTATTTTTTGAGTTTGTGCCATAGCTATTTTTTATCTTCTTGCATTCTTCTAACGACATCCTCGACGGCTGTTATAAACCATTCGGGTTGCCTCATGTAGATGTGATAATCCCACCCCATTACCATGCACAAAAATGCTATGTCTTTGACTGATTGTCTTCCGACTCTAATCCTTTTTTTTTACGTCTATTACTAATCTCTTTAATTACAAATGCATAATCATTTTCTGGTAACTTGCCAACTGCATCGAGTACCTTTTCTTTCGATCCATCAACGCTGACTATAAACTTTTCGATCTCACGATGTGTTTGCTCTGCGATCACGTTTACATTAAACTTCCCGGTTGACATCTTTCCTGATGCCTCTGGTTTAATATCAACGCCTGAAAGCAAAGCCTCGTCAATGTATTCTGCTTCTGCTCCAGTGATCCAATCTTTTATTTCAATTTCAATCTTGGCTTGTGGTGTTATTATTTTTTTAATTGATGTATTCATTAATCTTTGTCGTAGTCCGCTATTGTGTTTTGAACTACAATATTAATTGCTTCTTCATCACTAGCTGAATAATGAGCTGTGAAATTCAAGTTATCTCGAACGATATCATCGATTGGTCTATCTGGGCTTGAGCTTTCAAATGAAACCTTTGCTAATTGAATTATGATTGATGGATTGTATCCTCCCTCTAAATCTATATCTGACCTGCTTAGTGTTATCTGCATTGCTCTGTATGTTCCATCCTTAAATAAGTCATGGTATGTGTCGCCCTCGTAATCAATTACTAAGTTTCCGGTGATCTCCATTAAATTAGCAATTATATCGGTTGGTGTAATCGTTCCAATGTTTTGCTGTGGTCTGCCGTTGTTTGCCATTGATAATGAGAATTCTTTCATGTTGAGTGCGCTTGCGGCTCCTAGCCCTGCTAAATCTGCGGCCAGTTTAATCTCTACATCATACGGTCTGAATAAGTAATCACTTGTTTCAAATGTTGGTGTATAGTTTGCATGCTCTGCTTCGTCACGTGCGGCAAATTCTATCGTTGCATTTACTAAATCATCCACTGGTGTTCTAATCTCAAGCGATTGAACTACTACTCCATTGTATCCATAGTCTTGCTGTTCTGGTTGTGATAATCCTAATGAAAGCGATGGAAATTGTGGATTGTTAGGCAGTACTTCAAATGTATGGCTATTGACGGTTCCGTAAGCAACTTCTGTTGTACATTTTCCTAATAAGCTTTTTAGAATGTATCCAATCAATTCTGATCTTAGATTGAATTCTAAATCCCCAGAAGCTCTACGCTGTACAACTTCTGATCCTTGGCTTGATACTCCTGACGCCTTTGTTTCTTTTATTAAAGCTTTAATAACTTCAACGTTTATTCCAGTTGGCGTCCTCGCTGGAATCCATCCTTGTGGAGTGACTAAAGTTCCCCGTGCTGTAGGGTCCTCCATGCCAATTCCTAGGTTTAAGTCTTCTCCTCTTAATAAGCTCATATGTTTATTCCTTAATTATTATTTATTTTTATTATATCACATTTTTTATCTAAGCAACATACTTGACACATCTCAAAGTTAATTCTGCTACTCTATACACTGCTTCTCCTCTTGATTCATACTCCCATATGCTTGGAGCAGGCTCTACCCAGTCACACGCGCTCCCTAGCACGTTTCTTTCCTTAAATGCGGTTAATATCTCGTCTACTACTTCTTCGAGGGCTGTTTCGGCCTCATCCTCTTCTGATTCTTTTTCTATCGTATAATAAGCTCTTAGCTTAAATACAAAAACAATCCTGTCGTTTGAGGTTGATCCATAGTCTGCTTCGTTATCACTTGGTGATACGATGACTGCAGGTATTCCCTCTATTGTGCTTGGATCGTATCCATAGGTTTTTTGAACTTTAGTTAATTCATCTAACTTTGCTACGATCGCGGCACGTATGTCTTTGAAATTTGTTGCCATTTTATTTGAATGTTTGTTCAACGGCTTTGCTGAACTCTTTATTTATAAAACTTTCGTTTTCATCTACTGCTTTTTGTAAGAATGGATTTGCTTTCGTTCCAGGGTGTTGTACTACTTTTCCGAAGAATCTCTTTTCTCTTTTGTTTGCCAATACTTTTTTCTGTCTAATTCTTATAACATGAGGTCTTGTTCCCTCGTGAACGTATACTCCATATCTAACTCCTACTTCTACTTTTCCTCTTGCGGGTCCTAGCATTATACTTTTAATGCTTTGTCTTAAACTTCCGCCTCCACTCTTTTTGTTAACTGGCGCATTTCTTTTTGCGTTATTTTCT